ACAAGCTGATCCTAATAAGATAGCAGTTATTTCTGACATTGTCATGCTTTACAATGATAAGAATCCATTGAACGATTACAAAGTAAATGGTGAGATTCAAAATATCAATGCTAGTAAAATAGTAGGTGATAGAAAGATTAAGATTAATAAGGTTGATGTTAACTCAAAACCTCGTCCTTTGAACGTAGAAATGGTTCCAACTAAGGATATCATAGCGTATGATACATCAGAGAAGTTAAACACTATGGTAAAAAAAAAGATTTTAATTGCCATTCCAACCGCTAGGAATATTGAAGCCACTACATTTAAGGCCATTTATGATCTTATTGTTCCTGATGGTTATGAAACAGATTTTCAATTTTTTTACGGATATCAAGTTGATCAGGTACGCAATCTAATTGCAGAATGGGTTGTCAAGGGACCTTATGATTATCTATTTGCAGTTGACTCAGACATATCATTTACTCCAGATACTTTAATTAAGCTTCTCAATCATAATAAAGATGTTGTATCAGGTTTGTATATACAGCGTATACAAGGTCAGCATACTTTAGAAATTTTTGAAGATAATCAATATGGTGGTTTTACCCACATGCCTTATGATAAGATAAAGGGTAGAGGATTAGTTAAGGTTGGTGCTTGTGGATTTGGTTGTGCTTTAATTAAAAAGCATGTGCTATCAGAAATTGGATATCCACAGTTTCATTATAAGTCAGCTATTGATCATAAAGATACCTTTTCCGAAGATCTTTACTTTGCAAGTAAATGTAAAGAAAAAGGTTTTGAGATTTATGCAGACAGCTCTATACTATGTGATCACACAGGATCATTCATTTACAGAGTTTAACGTGTAACATCTTTATTAACTGATATTACACCTTCCATTAATCTAGAAACAACATTATCGTTACTAGTTAATTTAACATCATAAAGATATTTTGGTGATGTCAATGTGCTAGTAGTTGCAGAATTCATTGACAAAGTAATCATACCTGTGTTTACTGATGAAACAGCAACGTTCATTGTAAAGAATACATTAGATGAGTATGATGTTCTTAATTGACAATTTCCAGTAAATCCTGTAATGTCTACGGACACTCCAGCAGAGTCAATTAAAAAAATGTTGTACGTAAAGTCCGTACCTTGATCTAATGTAAGATTATTTTGTGCTGACATTTTATCCTGCTATTTCTATGTAAAAACGACCAACTCCACCATCTTCATTAGATATTGCTGTTTTATCATCAGATATTACAGCAATAGGATTATAAGCTGTTAATATCTGATCATCAATTGTTATATCTTTGTTTGCAAAATATAAATTACCTTTTTGCAATGTAAATGGTGTATTGGCTTGGAATGAAATTATTTCATGTTTGACTAAATAACCTTCTTCATTAGGAACTACACAATAATAAGAAGAATTATCTTCTGTAGCCATAATTTCAAAAGCATCAATAATTCCAAGTATATAATGTGAATCAGTAATTGTATTTGGCCAAACAAAAATATGATCTTTGTCAAAATCAATATATAAGTATTTTTCTGTTTTCCTATCCATTATTGTATTCACGCCAATTAAATTAAATCCACCACTAGTAACAACATGTCTTCTTTTATAAGAAGAAGTTGTCATAGCTCCCATATTGCTTAATGGATTATACAAACTATCGTTTACTTCTGTAAACAAAGCTTTAACAATAGCTAATCCTAATTCTTTATATCTAATTGGTTTACTTGATTTAATCATTTAAAAACTTTTATCTTCAATATTAAAATTAGGAATCATATCTACAAGCGTATTTCCAATTGCAAATCCAGGTAATGTAGTTGCCAATGCTGCTTCTATGTGGCCAACATCATTAGGAGTTTTAGTTCCAATATTATTTTTTATTTGATTAATAAGTTCATCATTTTGTTTTGATTTTTGTTTAGCTTGCATTTTTTTTATTTGATAATAACCCATTATAGAAAGTTCTTTCATAATGGAATCAAATGTTTCTCCTCTAAACATACTAAGATCATACGCATAAATGGTTTCTTGACCTTCAGGTTCAACAAAATCATCAGATGAATACGATACTTGCATATTATGATATTCATCATCATAATTATGAATTTTTACGTGCACTGTTTTAAATGTATCCATTTTTTCCTCTATTAAGTTAATCCGATAATAGTTCCACCAACAGAACCAACTCCACCTACTACAAATCCTGAATTTTGAATAGCATATCCTGCAGATCCACCACCACCACCGCTTGAACCTTGTCCTGCTTGTCCAGGATTTCCGCCTGTACCACCCGTTGTACCATTATTAGAGGCACCAGCCCCACCCGTAGTCTCAGTTGCATTATTTCCTGGTACGTATCCAGCACCACCCCCACCAGCGCCACCTGAATAATGAACTGAACCACATCCACAGCATCCGCCGTATGTACTGCCTCCAGCCCCCGCACCGCCACCACCTCCCCCACCAATAATAGAACCATTATTTACTACGGTTGTTGGATAATTTAAAAATAAAGCTGTACCACCATTTTCACCACTATCACTGCCTGATCCTGCATGTGAAACAGCTTGCTGTGTTGTTATACCTGGAACATCATAGGCGGCAATATATGTACCATCATTTCTATAAGAAGCTTGGTTACCCTGATAATTTCCAAGTGTATCAGTTGGAGGGATAGCTCTAGTAATTGTAGTACCTGAAACTGTTTCAACGGAATGATATGTTAACGCTCCTGCTCTGAAAACCCAATATTCTTTGGGAAAATACCCAATAGGTATTAATTCGAAGTTATTGTAGTAATAATAATATCCAAAATTATCATTTCCTTGATGCATAAGAGTAGGACCTCTTGTTGATCCACTATAATTTCCAACGTAATATCCACTAGGAACAGGTGGGGCAGGAATAGTAAGAAAAACTGGAGCTTGCCCTTGGCCATCTGATCTTAGAGGTGGCGATACTTGCTGATTAGGATCCGAACTTATATAACCATTTTGAATAGTATAAGCACTTACTGATCCTACTCCTGGTACAGGTGTCGGTTGATTTGTTTGTGTACCTCTGACATATATTCCATAAAGACCTGGATTGTCAGGTGGTGCAGGTTGAGGAATAGTTTGTGCAGGGTTACCTGGATCAGCTACAGGTGCATGAACGGGAACAGTTGAATAAGATGTATATCCACCAGCACCACCTCCGTTACCACCAGCTCCTTTTATAAAACCGTTATTAATAATTTTTACAGCGTCTTGGCTTGTAAATCCATTAACAACAAAAGCTGGTGCACCAGCTGCCGAACTTCCAACCTTTACACCTGCATCTACATAACATAAAACACCTGTCGCACCTTGCAGGTAATATGGTAATAATGATTTTAAATCCACATTCAATCTATTAGAGCTAATGTGTATAACAAATGATTCCATTGTACCCCTGAAATCAAAATCATCTATAGGGCCTGCAGATGGAAAAGTTCCTATTTCTCCTGTAGAAGGTTTATACCAATTTTTACCTTCATAATCTCTATATGAATTGGAGCTGGTTGAAGGAAAAGCTGCTTTTATATCATTTATTGAAATGGGGCCAGTAAGAGGGACAGGAACCGGTATAGCTGGCATAGTTACCCTCTTTTCTTAAGTTCTTCCACTTCAGCTGAAAGTTCTTTTACAGCTTCAATAAGAAGAGCAACAATCTTTTCATATCTTACTGCTTTAGTTCCATCATCTTTAGTAGCCACAACCTCTGGCAATACAGCTTCAATTTCTTGTGCAATTACACCAACATCATGTTTGCGATTAAAGTATCCATCGACACCTCCATGCTTAGCAATATATTCATCTGTCCAATCAAACTCTACACCATTAATTTGATTTACTTTTTCAAGTGCATTTGAAATATTAATTACATTAGTTTTTAATGATCTATCTGATGTATAGTAAGCGGTAATATTGCCTCTTGAATTGATATTACCGTCATTATTAATATCACCAGTCATAGCTAATGTACCAGCAGAACCAGGAGTCTTATTAATACCAATACCACCAGTTACATACAGATTACCATTATAATCAATATATGCCTTTGCTGTTCCAAAATCATATGCAGTAGCTGATGTTGAGAATGCAAATTGGAATTGACCTGCATCCATTCTCATAGTATAGTTTGTTAGACCAGCATCCGGATCTGCATCGGCTGTATAAGACAAATCAGCAGCTGAACCACCATAATAAGCTATTCTGTTTGCTCCTGTTCCTTGTTTAATAAATGTACTAGGACCATAAAAATTAGTAGCAGGATTAATAGATGTATTACCAAAATTAACATTTGAACTTGTAACTGCACTAAACAACGAATTATTTACATAGAAAGGTAAGTTTTGCGTATAGATAGAAGATCCAGGAGTACCATTAAAGTAAGTATAAAATGCTAAACTATTATGGTTAATGTTTAGAATTTCACCTGTTCCTTGAGTTATAATATACTGTGCAGCAGAAGTCTGATAAAGATTTCTAGTAAGAGCTATTCCACCACCACTACTTTGGAATAAGAATGTTGCATTAGCAGTAGTATAAGGAGTAGTCTTATAATTCCAACTATGAAGATAATGTAATCCTGGTCCGTAAATATCAATATTACCATTAGAAGTAAGACCATAATCAAAATAATTATTTGTACCTAAGAAGTGAGTATTTGTGTAAAATAAAATTGTGTTTTGTCCAACAGGAGAAACAATGTTACCATGGAACAGATTAGCATATGAGTCGACAGTACTCATTGTTGTCGCTGTTATATTTGTATTAACAACATAAGCACCTGTAGGACTTGAATAAACAACTACACCAAATCTATCAATATAAGTATTAGCTTGGTTATCGCCTATAGTTGCGTTACCAGAAGCATAGAATATTCTTGTATTCATAGAATCGGCATAAGCACTAGTTCTAGTTAAAAATGTATTTCCAACATTAGCGTAAGTTGTTAAATATAAATTGTTTGATGAAACATTGGATCCACGAATTGTAGTATTACCAAGAGACATAATTGTACCAGAGTATTGAGTAACACCTGCAATTAATGTACCTGTTGTTGTAATAATAATATTGGATACAGCTGATTGAATTTTAAATGCTGTAGCATTTGATACAGAATTTGAAAGAGCTGTGCCAACACTAAAATTACCAACATTAGTAGTAAAGATTGTATTTGCAGTAAACTTACCAGTAATAGCAGCATTACCTACTGCAGTATTAGAATTTACTGTTACAGCATAAGTATTGACAGCAGCAATTAATTGATTCGTTTTAGACAACCACTGACCAAAAGAATCGGTTGCTTGAGTAATTGTTTGAATCTGAACTGTCATTTATTTTTTTCCAATAACTGTATTAGCATTTGTTTTATATCTTGTTGGTCTTGCTTAAGTTGATTAATTTCTTCTCTTAGATTATTTATTTCATTAATCTTAGTATTATCCTCAAATGCTTTTCTTCTCATAGCCATGTGAGCATTATAAGTATTTCTATCGGTATTATGGGCAGCACCCCTGTTACCTTTTTGAACTGAAAACATGTTGGCCATTATTGTAACATTGCAATTGCAGAAACAGTTCTTACTTTAGGTATAAGAACTTGGTTGGTTGATAATAATACAATTTTTAAAGCAAAGTTTTCAAATTGTGTGAACTTAGCACCAGATGAACTATAATATGTCACTGCGTTCGCAGTCATACCATTACCAATATCAGCATTAGGATCCATATAAGCAATAGTTTGTGAGGCTACAGTATTTCCAACAGGAATACTAAAATCATATTCTAAGAAATCATTTAAATCTTTATTTGAACTGTATTGATTTACTTGTGTTGGATCCATACTTAACAATGTCCATGGATTATCTGATAATAGTACAGTATCATGATTATTTCTAAATCTAGCATATACTTGAACTTCAGTACCAGCAGGTCTATAAGCAATAGCATATACTTTTAAATCATCAGCTGTAATTGACATTGATACGGGTAATGAAATATATTTGTTTAAAGCATCACCGTATTTTGTACTTTCATTATCACTTAGATAATTAATTTGATTAGTAATATAATCCATCGTCTTAGTAGAAAGATCGAGAACAGGAGAAGAATATGCTGATGCTGTTAACATATTTACTATAACAGTTGATGTACCGTTTGATCCAAAAGCACCATTATTTTTCTCATTTGAATATGACATTAATGTTCTTTCATAATCATTAAAATCATATCTTTGTTCATTACCTAGTTGTTCGTAATATGGATCATATTGATAAGATGATATACTATTAGCTGTACCATAATAAAGCATAGAAACTGAAGAACTTGGTGGTTCTGAGAATGTAAATTTAGGTACAATCATATGATAATTTAAATTATCAATAGAATATACATTAGCTGTAGCAATAAGATTAGTATTAGTTAAAAGAGCAGTATTACTTGGTTGTGATACTCTGAAAAATTTTAATTTTGGATATGAAGTATTACTAAAATTACCATTAGTATGAATAACAGTTACTTTTTGGTTGGCTTCATCCATGGAGAAAACTTGACCAAAAGGATATATTTGAGTATTACTTAAAATAATATTAGAATCAGAATTATTAGCAGCGTATACAACATCACCAAGTTGTAAAGGTACAGCAGTATTGGCTCTTTGATATCCAGTAAGAGTGAGAAAATCTTTTCTTTGATTTCTAAACACCAATTTGCCAGTACTTGTATTAAATTTAGCTCTGTATAAATTAAATTTTATTTCTGATGTAGAAATAGGAACAAACGTAGTCTGATTTGAAGTTGTAAAAAGTGAACCTGAATAGGCTTGTTTGCCAATATATGATCCTGTCAAATAATCATTCCCACCTAATTCCGAAACAAATATATTATAATCAGGATTTCCTGAATCAGGAATTATATTAAAAGCATATAGAGTATTATTATTTAACATAATAGGTGTACTAAATGTAAATTTAGTCTCAGCAGAAGAATCATCAGAAACGTTAATTTGATTAGGATTTAAATAAGCACTTCCAATTACTTTTGAACCATCAGGGTAGCCGTTTGTTGTTCCACTAACAAGCATTCTAGCTCCTAAACTAGGACTTTTACTTTGAAAAAATACACCTATACTTGTTAAAAAAGTTCCAGGGACATTAACTGAACTTGAATAATTAAATTGAAACGTTTGTATTAAACTATCTACCATAATTGGTTCCTTGTTTTTTTATTAACCTACATCATGATCTGAAGATGAACCGTCTGCGTTTGAAGATGGATCTCCTGCTTCTTGAGTAGTTGTTTGTTCTGTATCATCTCTTATTGGTGGTGTAGGTACGTTATTAGGATCAATAGTTTCTTGTTGTTGTTGATCAGATGTTTGTGTATCAGCTGTATTTACAGTACCATCAGAATTAAATATTGTACCATATGTTGGTGAATTTGGATTTATATCCATTAACGTATCTCCATATCCAGGAGCTGGTACAAGGTTAGGATCGGTATTAGTATTATTTCCACCGTTATGATTCCCAGAATTATTACCACCTGGAACACCTCCAGTATTATTTGTAGGTTGAGGTATGGCAGTGGTGTAATTAGAAGTGGTTGATGATGTGGAAGTTGTTGTTCCAACTGAAGGTTCTAAAACTGTGAATGAAACATCTTTTTGTTGAATTGATAGACTGGTTGCAGTATATGTACCAGAAGCTTGCGTAATTAATGATGATGAAGGTACTGAGTAATCAGGTCTGTTGGAAACAAAAAATGTTTTTGTACCTGTTCTAAATGTGTTTGCTGGTAAGTAGAATAAGAAATAAGCCTTACCATATTGGTTTGATACAATAGGATCACCATTATTACCATTTTTAATAAACAATTGTGATGTTAAAGTATTAAGATTTGAATAGATTAAATTTCCATTGGCATCTACATAGGCTGATCCAAGTGTTGCTGGTGCAACATACTGAGAAACAGCAACAGTATCAAAGAAAGGATATACTCTCGTATTTGGTCTAATACCAGAAATAATTCCACCAATAATATTCTGACTTGCAAATGGTAATAGGCTTACATTTGTAACTAAATTACCTAAATCGGTTTGCTGAGATTGTGAGCTTACAGTTAAATCTGTTGTTGTAGTAGTAGTGGTTTGTGACCAATAATTAGTTGTTGAAGTAGAACTTGTTAATACAGGTTGTGCTGCAACCTTGCTAATATCTTGTTGAGTATTAATAGCACCTGAATTAACTAATCCAGCAATTCCAGAATATGCATCAACTGAAACATTTTGTGGTGCTGCATTTGTTTGTGAAACAGCATTATCAAAATTTGGAAATAATGAAACAGTGCCAACAAAATCATAAAAGCTTTCAATAGGGCTTCTATAATTTGAAGCTAATGGATTTGCTTCAATTTTTTCTTCATCATAACTTAAAGTAGCTAATCTTCCATGAATAGCATATCCAGAACTTTGACTAGCAACTAATGTAAATTTATTAAATGATTCAGTAAATAATGGACGAAGTTGACCTATTGAAGAATCAATAGCAATTCTAAATTCAGGGTCTCCCGTATCAGCCAATGTAAAGTCATTGAACGGATCAGCAAAGATACCTGTTTTAAATCTTTGAATACCCGTCATATTATTTGCATATGATCTAGTCTGTGCACCAGTTTCTAAAGCCTGCAATACAGTATAATATTCAAGTCTGGAGATTCTGTTGTCAAGGTCACCAATTTGTCCCATGGTGTAACCTTTAGTAGTTATAACATTTACTTTAACTGCTAAATCTGGTCTATTATATGACATATTATTGTGCTTCTGAATATGTTAAGGATGGATATGGAGGTACATAAATTTGTGCAATTTGTAGACCTGTTTTATTTATAGCAGGTGGTTGAGGATTCAAAGAAGGTTGACCTTTTTTTACAACCAACAAACCGGTTTTAGTAATAAGAAGTGAATCAATTCTTGGAAGATAATATGTAGCATTAAATGTAAATTGATGATCAATTTCTACTGTAACGTTGTTTCCGTTTAAAAAAGTACTTGTGTTAAATCCTGGATTTTCAGTTGCAAAACTGGCAACATTTGTAATAAGAGCAGTATTTGCCATTACTGGTCTCATATCAATACTATTTCTTAAATCATGTTGTGAGTGTGATGAATCAGTATAAATTGGAATTTGTGCTGTGGCAATTGCAAAATTATTTGTAGAGGGATTTAAATCATCAATAGGATAGGAATCAACTGAATAAAATCCTGCTTGAGTACTTGTTACATTAGAGGTAAAACAATTATATGATATTAACAATCTAGAAGAAGATGTTAAATTGTTTCTATATTGTGGAAGAATGCTTAATCTGGCATTTCCATAGAATCCATCTCTTTGACCAGTATCAAGTGTAAACCAATTAGCATAATTAGGATTTGTGTCACTATAAGTTGTTCCAACATAAACATTGGCAATGGCAAATACATCAGATACACCCAATGACCATGGTCCTGTAGTGCCACCAGAATTAGTAGCACAATTAATTTTTACATATTGATTTTTATTGACTACTTTTTGAATTGGATTAGCAGCTGATCTATATAAAGGAATTTGACCATATAAATTGTAAGATGGTACTGAAGGATCTAATGCTAATGATATTGTAATCGATGTAGATGAATTTTGTTGAATAGTATTTCCACTACCATTAAAGTTAATAGCCTCACCTGTTTTCCAGAATTGTTGTAATTTTAAACTACCAGTTCCTGACATTGTTGTAAACAATGTAACTGAATTGCCGGAATTAACATGAGCAATTGTACCATATTGTACAGCATTAGTAATATTATTAGTTAAAGCAATTGTATCACCAACATAAAGACTGTTAGTAAATGTAGATGGACTTGTGATTACGTTACCACTTCCACCATAAATGCTAGCATCAGTGACAATTGTATTACTATATGTATCTTGAGCAAATGTAATATTTAAATCAGATGATTGAATATCATCCAAGAATCCATTTCCGTAAACAAAAATATCAGGTCCAGGTACAGTAAATGTAGCTTGTGATCTTCTATTTCCTAGATCGATGTAAGGTGATAATGAAGCAGTCAATATTGGTCTATAAGTGAAGGCTGTGTTATTTGTACCATTGGATGTTAATGATTTCATACCAGGCACACCAATATCGTATATTGGAAGGGTAGTAGAGGCTTCATTTAATACCGATAATCCTGAAAATTGATCAGGAACAATATCCGCATAAAAAGCACCATATGTAGAAGTACCATATATACTTTTAATTCTTGTTGGTGAAACACTAGCATTTAATTGAATGTTAAAGACATAAAGTAAATATACTGCTGTTGGTGTACCTTTCACACCACTATAATATTTAAAAGCTTTAATATTAGCTGTACCAAGAGCAGTACCTGTAGGACTTGATCTTGGAGGATCTAATGATAATGTTTGTTGAAAAGTATCATAGAATGTAACTTGTGTAAGATCTTGAACGTCAGGTGTTCCTGCCACTTCTTGAATAAAATAATAACTTCCTAAACTTACACTTATCGAATCACCAGTAATAGATCTTGTGTTAATACCTCTTTGTGTAGCAACTCTTACAGGAGCACGAAGATTTACTCTATACCCATCAACATAAGCAACGCCTGGGGTTGCATTATAATAGAAGAAATTAGTATTAGAAGGATGAGGTGTTACATTTATTCCAAATGGTTTTACAACAAAATTACCGTTAGTTTCAAATGTTCTAGTAGCCATTGTATCACCAATAGTACTATATTGAATTTGGTTATCTTGTGTAATATATTGACCTGTCCCTTGATCAAAGCTAACAATAGTCAAGAAATTATTTGGAACAGGTACGGCTGTATTTGCAGAATCATAAAATACAGGTGAAGGTACTAATTTTAATCTGTAAGCACCAGGTGCTGAATAATTTGTTGATCCAATTGAATTATCAAATAATGAGTTATCTTCATAAGGAGAAACAATAAATTCACTTGTATCGAAACCTACAACAATGCCGGCAGCATCAGAATTATGCTCTCTAATAATAAAATTAGAAGGTGTTGATCTTAAGAAAAATCCTTTTTGATAAATGATACCTTTCCCAACTCTCATTCCATAGCCAACGCCTAAAGCATTTACAGTAGAATTGGAAGTTAAAGTATAAATGGAACCTAATTGATTGGCAACATTTAATAAACCTAATTTATCTTGTACAGATGAATAAACGTCAATTTTTTGTGATGTTTGACCAAAATCGGTTGATCCTGTATTACCAGAATTTAAATATTGAACATAAGCTCTATTGGTGTCAGGAGCATAATTTTCTGTTCCTGAAAAAGCTCTAAAAATAGAAGCTCTTAATCCATCAGTGTTAGATACCAATAAAAACGTGTTAGATGAATTAAATACGGTGTTATTAGCGTCCTCTGCAATATCAGCATAAAGAATTGTTAATGTGCTAAAATCAATTGTAGTTGTATTGCTATCTTTGAATTTTACTTGTGCAATATTAGGATAGGATGTAAAATTACAACCTTCAATGATAGAACCATCTTTATAGATACTATCACCAAATCTTGAAATTTGTTTTTGTAAGATTGTTTGAAGCTGTGTTAATTCTCTAGCCTGAACTGCTGTTGCCGGTCTAAATAAAATTCTATAATAATCACTAGATTCATTATAGTCATCAAAAAACGGTGCAACGTTTAAATTGGTAGATAGATCGGCCATTTTATTTCCTTAAACCTTGAAAAATAATTTAATCTGTTCGGATGAGTTTGGATCTCTTGTTACAGCAACAAAATTTCTATAATAATATATATCACCAGTATTTATTACCAAATCTGCAGGTATAATATCACCTATTGTACAAGTGAAACCTGTGTTCAATCCTGTCAGTGTATCACCATTTTGCATAATTCCATTAACTCCAAACAATATTAGAGATGATGAAGTGATAGTTGAAACAATACCAGTAGCTCCACTTAAGAATGATTGTACTACTTCACCTGGTGGAAATACACCAGTAAGATTATTAATTGACATTCTAGTTAAATTGTTAAATGTAGCAGCTTCATATAAATTGTTGTTTGTTGAAGCAATAGGATTATGAAGTAAGCTTAGTTGTCTGTATGTAATAGTTGATGGAAAACCATCAGAATTTGCAACAAGCACTGAAAGACCAGTAGTTTCACAACCTAGTTCATATCTAACATTTGATCCATGTCCCCCAGGAGGTGAAATAACTGCATTAGCAACAGTAGTACCATTTATAAAGACAGAATTTGCTATAATGTTAACTGTAGCATAGGTATAACTATGACCTCTGTTAATTACTTGAATAGAATCAATAGCTGTTGTAAATGTATTTACTTTAGCCAATCCTGTCACACCTGTTCCATCTCCAATAACTTGTACGTATGGTGAAATAACATATTTGGATGTACTATCTAAAGTTGGTATGGTTGTGTTTGCAATTACAAACTTACCCATCGTATTAACAACATAGTCATAAATTCCAACATAAGTTCCTACGCCCGTTCCATTGTTAATGTACATGATAGAATTTGTATAAGCACCACTCATTGAAATAGAATTATTATTTTGTACTTGTACTGTACTTGCTCCATCAAAAGAAACTACTGTACCATTTGCATAAAGATAACCATTAGCTGAACTTGATACTGTAATTACATGAATACCACCATTTATTGCTTTTTGTATAACATTAGCATCACCTGTGACAGGAAAATAACTTGATGTAGTAAATTTGGCTTTATCTTTTGTACTTACGTTAAAAAGATATTTCCACACATAACCATCAGCAGTAGTAAAATCACCAACGGTACTGGTTATGTTGGGAACAACAGTTGAAGGTGCTCCATAATTATTAAATAAACATTTATATACACGACCGTAGGTATTGATAACGTAAAAATTTTTATTGTATAGATTAGGATCAGTATCAGTATAATAATCATAAATTGTTCCAGAAGTCCAAGGAATACTTCTAGCCATATAGGCAAAATCAGAAACTCCAACTTTCTTA